TGCTCGGTTACGCCTGCGTCATCGGGCTGCTGATGCTGTTCGTCTACGGGGGCGCGTGATGCTGTCGATCACTGTCGTGCGCACCGGGCCGCTGTTCGATGGCCGGGCGGATCGCAAGCTGAATCAGATGGATGACGAGATCGAGCGTCGCGTCGCCATCATCGGCGCGTCGATGATCCGCAGCGAGCTCTCGCGGGTGCTGCGTCACGAGACGCCGTACTACCGGCTGATGAACGAGGCGCAGAAAACGCCGGCGGGTTGGCGCATCTGGGACTCGAACGTCATCTACGGCAACTGGCTCGAGGGCACCGGCTCCCGTAACTTCCCGAAGACCCGGTTCAAGGGTTATGCCACGTACCGCCGGACGTTTGCGCGCATCGAAGAGCGTGCGCAAACGATCGCCGAGTACACCGCGGCCGAGTTCGTGAAGGGAATGAACTGATGCCGGGCCTTCGGGAGGCATACGGCAAGCTGATCGATCTGGTCAGCGGCGCGTACGCGTGGGGTGCGATCATCCAGCATGAGCCGCTTAGCGCGCCGGACGCGCCCGGGGTGATCTGCTGTATCTTCCCTGCGGACCCTGTCGCGCCGCTTGCCGAGTCCTCAGGCCTGGCCGCGGCAGATGCGCGCATGCCGGTCATGGTGCGGCTCATGCGTAATGCCCTGGCCGAGCCACAGGACCAGCGCGAGACGGACCTGATCGACGCGTACGACGCGCTGATGACGGCCATGCTGGGAGCGTTCACCGTCAATGGGACGGTGCGTGCGATCGACGTGCTGGGGGAGTCGGGCGAAGCCCTGGCCGGCCAGTGGGGATACATCTCGTTGGACAAGCCGATCTTCCGCATCATCGACATCACGGTGCCATTGATGATCAACAACGCGTGGACCTACGGGGCGTAAGGGGCAGACATGGCAAAGAGCAGCGGCCTCGGGGATAACTTCGCGATCGATCAGTACGACGTGGGTGGGGATGTCTCGCAGATCAACTCGATCGCCTCCCCGCTTGCCACCCAGCAGGTGCCAGGGATCACGCGCAAGGCGCAGGAGCGTATCGGGCTTCAGCATGACGGCTCGATACAGTTCGGCACCTACTTCAACCCGGACAACACCACCGGCATCGAGGGCATCCACCGCGTGCTGTGCACGCTGCCCCGCACCGATCGGCAGGTGTCGTGGTTCCACGGCGCGACGCTCGGTCTGCCGGCGGCGTCGCTGACCAGCAAACAGGTCAACTACGACGGCACGCGCGCGCCGGACGGCTCGTTCACCTTCACCTGCCAGGCGCAGGGCAACGGGTGGGGACTCGATCACGGGGTCATGCTCACCCCGTACCGGCGCGTGGACACGACGGCCACCAACGGAACCGCGGTGGACTATGGCAGTGGATCGGCCAGCGTCTCATTTGGGTGGGTGGCCTACCTGCACGTGTTCGCCTTCACCGGCACCAGCGTGACGATCACCTTGCAGGACAGCGCGGACAATTCGTCGTTCACGGCGTTGACCGGCGGCGCGTTCACCGCGGCCACGGGGCGTACGTTCCAACGTCTGGCCAGCGCGTCGGCCACCGCGACGGTGCGCCGGTACGTCCGGATCGCCACGACGGGCACGTTCACCAACGCAGACTTCGCAATCAACTTCGTTCGTCAGCCGGTGGCCCGGTCATGATTACCGCAGGTGCACTGAAGCAGTACGCGTATGAGACGTTCTCACTTCTGCGCCCGGGCGGCCCGGCGTTCTGGCGCAAGGCCACCTGCGATGAGGTGAGCTGCACGCGCAAGGCGAATGGGTGGCGCACCGTGCTCGATCTCGACACCCTGGCCGGACGCCGGCAAGCCACGTGGATCGTGGACCACTCTGGCCGGCACGGTTCGATCGAACGCGTCGGCAACGTGGTGACGATGACGTTCGCCGCCGGCCAGGACTGCTTCGAGCCGCACCGGGTGGCGCTCGAGCGTGAGCCGATCTACATCGTGCGCGACGGTGGCGTGCGGCGCGAGGTGCCTGGTGGCCGGCGGCGCGTTCACCAGCGCGGGGTGGACTGGGTGGACAACATGCAAGAAGATCTTGACAAGATACGCACGGCGAGGGAACGAGGCTGATGGGACGCGGCGAGCCTCCACTGTTCTCGACGCCAGGCGACGAGGCAGAGGCGGGGCAGATGGTCAAGAAGGTGTTCTTCGGCGCGCCGGGCGAAAGTCCGACCGCCGATGCGGTGATGGCATGGCTCGATCGCGTGGGGATCGACAAGACCATGGTGACGGGTTTCTCCACCTTTCATCATGTGGGTGAGGTACCCCGGATCACGTTGGAGATGTACTTCGACGAGACCCCCGCTCCGCCCGCGGCCGATGTTTCACGTGAAACGAGTGGAGGCTGGGCGGCGCGCATGATCGGCGAGAGTGGCCCGGAGATCAACATCCCGGCCAAGGTGCAGGCGTATCTGGTCACCGACTCCGAGCCGCCGATCGGAACGATCGCTGCTGCGTACGTCAACGCTCACGCTGACGGGCTGCACCGAGACAGCTTCAGCCCGAACTGCCCAGCCTGCCAGATGGACAAGAAAGAAGGTTAAGAGATGGCCAAGACTTCCGGCCTCGGGTGGACCACCCTGTCGGTGGACAACTCGTCCGGCACTCCCGTCGACATCCGTAACGACGTGAACTCGTTCAACTTCGCATTGCCGCGCGCCGTGCAGGACGTGACCGGCGTGGACAAGTCCGCGATCGAGCGCCTGCTGTTGATCGCGGACTTCAACGGCACGCTCTCCACGATCTTCAACGCGTCGCTCTCGCACCCTGTGTTCGCCACCATCTCGAGCACCAGCGTCAACCGCACCATGTCGCTGGGCGTGGCCGGCGTGACGCTGCCCAACGAGGTCCTGCTGACCGACTACCAGATCAGTCGGGGCAACGACGGCGCGCTCACCGCGTCCGTTCCGTTCTCCCTGGCAGACGGAACCGTCCCGACCTGGGCGTAAAGCCGGCATAGCCGGACATAGCAAGAAAGAGATGACGCATGGGGTACAAACGTAACAAGACGTACACGTTGACCTTCGAGGCGGAGGACCTGGCCGGGCTCGAGATCAAGGCGCGGGGGGCGTCGGTCGGCGTGATGATGTACGCCGCGGCGCTGGCAGAAGTGCTCGACAATCTCGACGCCGCGCCCAACGCGGAAGAGCGCCGGAAGATCGAGGAGTTGATCCGCGTTTTCGCCGGCTGTCCGGACGGATGCGACTGGGACCACTCCGACGCGCTGGGTGAGGCCGGCCAGCACTTCACGTCCCGGATAAAGGAGTGGAACTTCGAGGACGAGGATGGCGCGCCGCTCTCGCCCACCTATCGCAACTTCGCGTCGCAGGACATGGACCTCACCATGCCGGTCATCATGGCGTGGATCAACGGCGTCTCCGGGAGCGGCAGCGCCCCTTTAGACGAGACTGCGAACGCTGGTGGGCCATCGGGGGTGGAGTCGATTCCGATGGCCGAATTGTCCGGCGGCCAGAGCTTCTGACGTACGCGATCAACACGGTGGCGCTGCTGGAACGCTTCCCCGGCTACACGCTGAAGACGCTGCGTGAAGAAGACGGGGAGCTGCTGCACCTGGTGCGCCTGGCCGACAGAGAGAGGGAGGTGAGAGACCGTGAACGAGATCAAGATCCTGGTGCGTACGCAGAATTCGGCTAAGGCCGGATTCGAGGACGTCAACAAGGATATTGACCGGTTTGCCAAGGAATCGTCGGAAACGTTCTCCAAGACGTTCAACGAGAATCTCTCTCGCACCTTTACCGACAAGATCAACGAGTCGATCACCCGGAGCGAAGCCGGTCTGAATCAGGCCGGCACCCGGATCGGCGACACGCTCGGCCGGCAGATCTCCACGCGCATCACAGAGAACATCCGCAACACCGTCAGCAACGCCGGAGACAACTCACGCACGCGTATCACCGGCGGTGCCGGCGGCAACGGTGGCGACGGCGGGAACGGGGGCGACAGCGGGCGTGAGCGCGTCACTGTGCGCGATCGCAACACCGATCGCGTCAAGGTCAACGTGGACGTGGACAAGCAGTCCTTGCTGAGCCGGTTGGGCAGCTTCGGCAAGGAGGCCGGCCAGAAGTTCGGCGACTTCTTCAAGGACGGCTGGCGCGATACCGCCTCCAACATCTTCTCCGGCGACATCGTCTCCACCATCGTCAAGGCCTTGGCCGCGGCCGGCCTCGGTATCGCCCTGGCCCCGGTGCTCGCCGCGGCGTTCAACGGCGCAGTGCTCGCCGCCCTGGGCGGTGGCGTCATCGCGCTGGGCATCGTCGGGGCGCTGAAGGACCCGCGCATCCAAGTCGCGGTCAACGGCGTCAAGGACCAGTTGAAGGGGATGTTCTCCGGGTTCTCGGAGAACTTCAAGGGGCCGCTCGAAGACTTCCTGGTGGGCGGCGTCGGTGGTGGACCCGGCCTGCTGGGCGTGCTGAAGTCGATGCAACCCATCATCGACTCGCTCGGCGAGACGTTCGGTCGAGTGACGCAGGGGTTGGGCAACGGCATCATCGGCTTTCTGCAGAATGCCCTTCCCCCCATCGCCCGCGCCGCGGAGGCCAGCGCGCCACTCTGGGATGAGCTCGCCGCTCAGCTCCCTCAACTGGGTGACGCGGTGGGCAGGTTCTTCAACGGGATCAAGAACGGATCGCCCGGCGCGACGCTGTTCATCCGGGACTTTCTCGAGGCGCTCGAGCGCATCCTCCCGCTACTGGGCAAGATCATCTCTGGCCTGTCGAACATGTACCTCAGCGTCCGGAGGTTCTTTGCCCAGATGAAGGTCCTGGCATGGGACTGGGCGGGCGCATTCACCGACGCCGCCGTTCAGGCGCTGGGTTGGGTGCCCGGCCTTGGCCCCAAGCTGCGCGTCGCGCAGGGTCAGATTCACAAGTTCCAGATCGACGCCAACAAGGAGCTCAAGCGGATCAATGACATCGACGTGACGGTGCGCATCCGCACCATCGGCGCGAACGTGCTCTCCTCCGCGGCGCAGGCCTACCAGCAACTCAAGAAGCTCGGCTACGGCCGCGCCGCCGGCGGTGTGGCCGGTGCGATCGGTCAGGCGGCCAGCGGCGGCCCGCGGTCCAACATGACCATCGTGGGCGAGGAGGGTCCTGAGCTGATGGACGTGGCTCCCGGCTCCCGCATGTACAGCGCCGGTGACTCCCGCCGGATGCTGGCCGGCCAGGGTGGCGGCCAGGGGCAGGGGTTGGTGGCGGTGGCGAAGCTCGACCGCTCGCAGGCCGGCCAGCAGGACATCATCGACACGCTGATGCGTATGCTGCGCGTGGAGATCTTCCGGACCGCGGGCGGGGACGTGCAGATGGCGCTGGGTAGCTGATGGCTACGTTCAATCCGTCCCAGATCCACGCCGAGTTTCAGATCGGGACCGACTGGCTGAGTACCTTCGGCGGGTCCGACCTGGCCGGCCAGATCCGCGGTAGCGGGCAGATCCGGGTGACGCGCGGCTTCGTCGATCAGCAGTCCTCGTTCACGCCCACTAGTTCCGGATTCACCCTGAACAACCGCAATGGCTTGTTCAGTCCGGAGAATCCCTACTCGGCGCTGTTCGGGCAGATCAAGCAGAATCTCCCCATTCGATTCGGCGTGCGGACCGCGGCGAACACGTGGGATGAACACCTGCGCATGCCGGACGTGAACAACACCAGCAACGTGGCCGGCGGTAGCGCGCCGCAGAAGATGTACACCGCAGACAAGGCGTCGCTCGACATCACCAGCGACATCGACATCCGCCTCGAATTCACGCCGCTGTACACCCGGGTACGCCGGCAGACGCTGTGCGGCAAGTACGTCCCCACCGGCAATCAGCGGGCATGGTTTCTCGAGCTGCGCAACGACGGCCAATTGGCGTTGCTCACCTCCCCGGACGGGACGCTGACCAACGCGCTGACCAACCTCTCCGGCGTGGTGCTCGCCGCCGACGTGGGACGTGTCGCGATTCGCGTCACGCTGGACGTGGACAACGGGTCAGGCTCGCGCGTCTACCGCTGGTACACCGCCCCCTCGATCGACGGCACGTGGACGCAGATCAGCAGCGCCACCGTGGCCGGCACCACCTCGATCTTCAATTCCAGCAGCGCGCTCGAGGTCGGCACCGCCAACGATGCGGCCGGTCCGTTCACGGACAACGTGCAGTTCGCCGGCAAGATCCATGCCTTCCAGTTGTACAGCGGGATCGCCGGGACGCTGGTGGCGGACTTCCGGCCGCAGGGCAAGGGCATCGGCCAGGGGATCACCTGGAACGACACCTGCGCTGCACCGAACACGTGGCTGATGCAGGGCGACAACCTACGCCTGGCCAGTGATCGCATCCGCTTCAACGGGGAGATCGGTGATCTCCCCGAGACATGGGATGTGACCGGAAATGATCGGTACGTCCAGACCGCGGCGGCGTCCCTGGCCGGGCGTTACATCTCCAACAAGGGCGCGCTGAACAGCGCCATCTACCGCCTCTATCGCAACCGCACCGACCTGATCGGCTACTGGCCCCTCGAGGACGCCAGCGGCGCGACGCGCGCAGCCAACGTGGTGGACGCGACAAAGCCCGGCGAGCTGACGCAGTGTGTCTTCGGCGGCACCACGGGACTGGACGGGAGCGCGGGGGCGCTCACCTTGAGCAGCGCGCCGAACGTCTCGCGCGCCGTCTTCAACGCGCTGTTCCCGACCACCACCACCGGCACGTCCACGATCCTGTTCTACTTCCGGCTCGACACCCTGCCAGCCGGCGGCGACAACATCTTCCTGACCCTGAACATGGCCCCCGGCGCGGCGCTGCGCTGGCAGTTCACGATCAGCAATACCGCGTACACATGGGCGTCGTACGACCTGACCGGCAACCAGACGTTCGCGTCCGGCGCGGTGAGCTTCGGTGCCGGCGCATCTCCGCTCGATCAGTGGATCGGGATGCAGCTCTCCTTCAAGCAGGAGGGAGGCAACATCCGATTCGAGACGATCTGGCACGCGGTGGGGACGGAGATCTTCTACACCCACTTCTCGGGCGGCACCACGACGGCGGGCACGCTCGGTCGGGGCATCACGCGCGCCATCTTCGGCACCCCCGATTCGGCGTTCGCCGGCGCGCAGATCGCACACGTCATGATTGGCACAGGACCCAACCTGTCACTGGGCACCAGCGCGTTCACCAATGCCAGCAAGGGGTGGACGGGGGAGCTGGCCGGGCGGCGCATGCAGCGCCTGGCGCGGGAAGAAGGCGAGTTCTTCGAATGGGTCGGAGATCTCGATACCACCGCGGCAATGGGCGCGCAGGCACCGGACCGCCTGCTCAACCTGTTCACCTCCGCAGCGCAGGTGGACGGCGGCCTGTTCGGCGATATCCGGGACACGCGGGGCTGGCGCTACGTCACACGCGCGGCGATGGGCAACCGGCGCGCGCTGACGCTGGACTACTCGGCCAGCGAGCTCGACGCCCCCCCGTCCCCGGTCACCGGCAACCGCTACCTGGTCAATGACTACACCGCCACCCGGCCCTCCGGCTCGAGCGCTCGCTACGAAGCCAACGACAACCGGCCGCTGAACACCAACGATCCGGATGACCCGGACAACCCCGGCGCTGGCCGGTACGAGCAGAGTGGCGCGTTCAACGCCGCTAGCGATGATCAGCTTTACTTCATCGCCAGCGCGCAGGTGGGCGTGGGCACCTGGCCGGGCTCGCGCATCCCGAACATCAGCGTCGCCCTGCATCGCGATGAGGTCAGCCCGTCCGGCACGCTGACGGAGCAACTGGCAGAGAACGTGCTGGCGCAGGACTTCGGAGACACCGTCACGCTCACCGGCCTGGCCGGCGCACCGATGGCACCTGATGACAAGGACCTGCTCACCTTCGGCTACACCGAGACGATCGGCCAGGCCGGCACGATGGGCACTGTCATGAACACCATGCCCGCCGGTCCGTATCAGGTGCCGGTGCTCGGCACCAACGATGTGAACGGGGAGCCTCGGCTGGATGCCGATTTCGGTCACCACGTCAGCGTGCACGGGGCGTACGCCGCGAACGCCA